ATTATATTATATATGCACAAGGTTCAGGATTAAATCATAGAGTCTTAAATGTAATTGACCAAAAGATTTATAATGTAAGAGTTAAAGCTGTAAATACTTTAGGAGTATCATCAACTTATGTAACAGCGACTAGAACTATTGTAGGTGCGATTGAGCCACCAGCAGATGTAACAGATTTTTCTTGTAATATTCTAGGACAAGAAGCACATTTATCATGGACACAAATACCAGATTTAGATTTAGCTTATTATCAAATTAGATATTCAACATTAACAGATGGCACAGGAGATTGGGCAAACTCTGTATCTTTGGTAGAGAAAGTATCAAGACCAGCAACTTCTATTAATGTACCAGCAAGAGTCGGAACTTATTTAATTAAAGCAGTAGATAAACTTGGAAACTTTAGTTCTAATGCAACTGCAATAGTTTCTAATGTTACAGGAATACAAAATTTTAACTCAATAACATCAGTATCAGAACACCCTGACTTTGATGGAACATTAACAAATACAGCAATAGTAGATGATACATTAAGATTAGATTCTTCTGAATTATTTGATTCAGCTAGTGGAAACTTTGATGCAGAAACAACTAGATTTTTTGACTCTGGTGTAGCTAATGCAGATTTCTTTGCAAGTGGTAATTACTTATTTGCAGATGTAGTTGACATAGGTGCTAAACATACTTGTAGACTTACAGCTACTTTAAAACAAACTTCAGATGACCCTGACGATTTATTTGATAATAGAATAGGATTGTTTGATTCACAAAATTCTAACTTTGATGGAGATACACCAGCTAATTCTAATGCACATATTGAGATAGCAACAAGTGATGACAACTCTACTTACACAGCTTTTCAAAACTTTGTAATTGGTAATTATACTGCTAGATACTTTAAATTTAGAGTTGTTTTAACTTCAACTGATTTAGCTTCAACTCCTGTTGTAGAAGAAGTATCAGTTACAATAGATATGGAAGATAGAATATTTAGTGGAAATGATATAACATCTGGTGCTGGAACTAAAACTGTATCATTTACAAACCCTTATAAAACTGTTAATTATGCACTAGGAATTACAGGACAAGGAATGGCAACAGGAGATTTCTTTTTAGTAGAATCGAAAACTATTAATGGCTTCAATGTAACATTCAAAAATGCAAGTGGAACAGCAATATCTAAAACATTTGATTTTATTGCAAAAGGGTTTTAAAAGGAGTATAAGAAAACATTATGGCTCAACACGATTATAACATAGCAAACGCATCATTTCCCACAGTTAGAACAGATTTAAACAATGTTTTATCTGCTGTTAATTCAACTAATTCAGGTTCTTCAAGACCTAGTAGTGCTGTCGCTGGAACTATCTGGTTAGACACATCAGGTGCTGCAACTGCTCAACTTTTAAAAATGTATGATGGTGCTGGAGATATTCTTTTAGGAACTATTAACTTTACAGCTAATACTATTGATTGGGCAGATTCAACAATTACTCTTGGTGCAAACTCCGTAGATTCAGATCAGTATGTAGATGGTTCAATAGATCAAGTACATTTAGCAAATGAAGTTGTGAATGAAGCTAAACTTCAAGTATCTAATGCACCACAAAACGGATATATGCTTACAGCACAATCTGGTAATACTGGTGGAATGACTTGGGCAGCAGCACCAGCAGCAGACTTTGGTTCTATTGGAGAACACGCATTACCAAGTGCAGATGATACTTATAATTTAGGAAGTGCAACTAAACAATGGGCTAACATTTATACTGGAGATTTACATTTATCTAATGAAAGTAAAGCCGAAGGTAATATTGTTGATGGCACAACAGGAAATTGGACTATTCAAGAGGGTTCAGAAGAACTTTATATCCTTAATAACAAATCAGGAAAGAAATATAAGTTTAATCTGACGGAGGTTTAAACATGGCAATCATCTCTAATGCAGTAACCATTGCAGACGCTGGTGCATTTTCAGTTAGTCTAGGTTCAATGGTTCATATTAAAACTTTAACTGCTAGTTCTAGTTCTACATTGTCATTCGTACATGGTACAGCAGATGTAGTCTTGGATAGCACATATCCTATTTATAAATTTGAGTTTATTAATATACACCCAGCTACTAATGAAACACAGTTTGCATTTCAAGTAGATACAGGAACAAACACATCTTACAATCAAACTATTACATCTTCTTACTTTAGATCATTACATCATGAAGATGGTAGTACAGCTGCATTACAATACAAAGGAGAACAAGATCAAGCACAAGGAACTTCTTTTCAAAAAATATGTATAAATATTGGTAATCAAAATGATGAAAGTTGTGCTGGAACTTTAACTTTATTCAATCCATCATCTGCAACTTTTGTTAAGCATTTTATTGCTACAACAAACACTTATAGAGGAGAAGATCAATGTGAAACTGGGTTTTTAGCTGGTTATGTTAATACCACAACTGCATTAACAAGAGTTCAATTTAAAATGTATTCAGGCAACATAGATTCTGGTAAAATCAAACTCTACGGAATAAAGGATAGTTAATATGACAGTTATATCCAATGGAACAAATTTAATAAACAATGGTACTTTAGATAGTGCAATACCAACTGGTAAAATGACTTTAATTAAAACCTTAACTGCTTCTAGTAGTGCTACCTTATCATTCGTAGATGGTGCAGCTTCTGTAGTCTTAGATGATACTTATGACAGCTATGTATTTAAGTTTATTAATTGTCACCCAGCAACCAATGGTGCAGAATTACAATTTCAAGCAAATGCTTCTGGTGCAAGTGGGTATAATGAAACTATCACTTCATCTTCTTTTCAAGCAAATCACAAAGAAGATGATGGTGAAACTGGTTTAGCGTATGCTGCTGCATTTGACCAAGCACAAGGAACAGCTTTTCAAACTATTCAAGCCAATGTTTATAATGCTAGTGATAATGGTGCTTCTGGAACTTTACAAATATTTAATCCATCTAGTACAACTTTTGTAAAACATTTTATAAGCACAATAAATTCTCAACAACTTGATGGAGTAGGTATGTCACAAAACTATTTTACAGCTGGATATTTTAATTTAACTGCTGCAATAGATGAATTTCAGTTTAAATTTAGTACAGGCAACATAGATAGTGGAGTAATAAAATTATATGGGATTGGAGGATAGATGGGATTAATTAGTAATGGTTCAACAATATTTGATAATGGTGCTATGTCTGCTGGTGGTAGCATGGTGTTTATTAAAAAGCTAACAGCTAGTAGTTCTGCTACTTTATCTTTTGTTGATGGTGCAAGTGGAGTTGTTCTTGATGATACTTATAAGGAGTATTATTTTACTTTTAATAATATACACCCAGCAACTAATGGGGGTCGTCTTAGTTTTCAAACCAGTACAGATGGTGGAAGTAATTATGGAGTTACATTAACATCAACTGCTATTGAAGCGTATCATGCAGAAAATGATAGTTTAGCTGTATTGGGTTATGCTGCCTCACTAGATATTGCACAAGGCACAGGATTTCAAACATTAAATTCAGGAGTTGGTACTGACGCAGACCAATCTACATCTGGAAGTTTAAGCATCTACAATCCATCTAACACTACTTTTGTAAAACATTTTATAACCGATATGCATGAAGCATATCATGGAGATTTTGCTACACATTCAATACAAGCTGGGTATTTTAATACAACATCAGCTATAGACGCAGTACAATTTAAAATGCACTCTGGCAACATAGATGCTGGAGATATTTGCCTTTATGGTATTGCTTAGAATTTCAATGCTGAAAAGCATTGCTTAACAATTAACAATGGAGTATAAAAAACTATGGCTAGACATCACAATATAAATGGGAACATAGTTCCTTTCACAGCAGAAGAAGAAGCAGCTAGAGATGCTGAAGAATTAGCTTATGCTAATGGTGCGTTTGATAGAGCCATTGCAGATTTAAGAAATAAAAGAAATGCTTTAATAACTGCTACAGATTATTTAGCTTTATCAGATAACACTTTAACTTCTGAAATGACAACTTACAGACAAGCATTAAGAGATATTACAGATGGCTTAACTACACTAGATGAAGTTAATGCTGTTACTTTCCCAACTAAACCATAAGAGGTTTTAATGCAATTATCTAAGCATTTTAAATTAGAAGAATTTGAAAAGTCATCAACTGCAATTAGGCTTGGTATTACTAACAAAGCTGGTAGTGGAGAGATCAAAAACCTTACTGATTTATGTTATGGAGTATTAGAATTAGTACGAGCAAAGTTTGATAAACCAATTATTGTTACATCTGGCTATCGTAGTGAGGAATTATGTGTAGCAATTAAATCTTCCAAGACCTCACAACATACAAAAGGACAAGCAGTTGATTTTGAAATAGCTGGTGTTAGTAATTTAGAACTAGCTTTGTGGGTTCAAGGGAACTGTCTTTTTGACCAATTAATCTTAGAATATTGGAAAGAAGATGAAGGTGCTAATTCAGGTTGGGTACATTGTAGCTTTAATCAAGACTCAAATAGAAAGCAAGTTTTGACATTTGATGGAAAGAACTATATTAATGGATTACCAGAGGCTAAATGGTCTGGTGGAAAATTAAGTAATTAATATGGCTAAAAAAACTAAAACTAAAAAAGTTCCTAAAGGTTATCATAGAATGCCAAATGGAAAACTGATGAAAGATTCAGCTATGAAAAAAAGAAAGAAAAAATACTAATGGCTATGAAGAAACCTATATATGCTAAAGCTAGACCAAAAAGTTTAGGAAAACCTAAATCATTTAACAAGAAATCTAAAGCATATAAATCGGCTAAAAGAAAAGCTGATAAGAAGTTTGGTAAAAAGGTTTCTTTATATAAAAACATCTTTATTTCACAAGCTGTTAAAAAATATAAACCTAGAAAGAAAAAGTAATGAGCAAAAACGCATTACAAAAAATAGAATCTCACGAAAAGTTATGTCGAATAATGCAGAAATTAACTCACGATAAAATTAATTCAATAGAAGAAAGAGTAAAGCGATTAGAGAAAATTTTACTAATCTCTACAGGCTCATTGATTAGTGCAATGGGTTATGTGATATTTACATTATTATCAAAATAAGGTACAAGCTATACTTGTATGAAGAATAAAAGAATACTTGTTATTTCAGATATGCACATTCCTTATCATCATAAGGACTCAATCAAATTTTTAGCAGAAATCAAAAAAGAATTTAAACCAGATAAAATTATTAACATAGGCGATAGTGTTGATTTTCATGCTATATCAATGCACGACTCTAACCCTGATTTACCTAGTGCTGGAGATGAACTTAATTTAACAAGAAAATATATTAAAGAATTAGAAACAATCTTCCCAGAAGTTACAGAAGTTGATAGCAACCATTCTAGTCTAGTATTTAGACGAGCATTAAAGTTTGGAATGAGCAAACAATTTATTAAATCTTATGGAGAATTTTTAGGAACTAAAAAATGGAAGTGGGTAGATAATATAACTTTAACTATGTCTAATGGTCAAAGGTGTTTTTTTACTCATGGTTTAAGTGCTGATATTTTAAAAGTATCACAAGCTATGGGTATGTCAGCAGTTCAAGGACACTACCATACTAAGTTTGTTATCAGCTGGTGGGCTAACCCAGACAATCTATTCTTTGGAATGAATGTAGGTTGTTTAACTAATCAAAAATCAATGGCATTTGAATATGCTAAAAATTTTAGAACTAGATTTATTATTGGTTGTGGAATTATACTAGATGGTATTCCAAGACTCCTTCCAATGGTATTAGATAAAAAAGGTAACTGGATAGGTAAAATTGTCTAGGTTAAAGGCTTATAGAAGCAATTTAAAGGCTACTGATAAACAAATAGGTGGTAAGCACTATAAGCAATATAAAATCCAACCTATTGAGTTTATAGTAAAGAATAAGCTAGACTTTATACAGGGTAATATTATAAAGTACGCACTTCGAAATAAGGTCGGAGAAAACCCTAACGAGAAATGGGATAAAATCATTCATTATTGTGAATTAGCAAAAGAGTTGCAAAATAAAAAATAAAGAATATTAGGAGTGAATGAACTTCACTTATATAATTTATTCAATTCTTGTGCTATACTGGGCAACAATAATATTTGTAACAAGTAGTATATAATTATGTGGTTAGCTTTACTAAAAAATCCTCTGACAAAAATGGTCTTTAATAAGGCTACTGAACATTTTAAACACAAGGCTATTAAAGTTAAAACAATTAGAGAAGCTGAAATAGAAGCCTGTAAAGAGGTTGATGTTCAAAGAATTAAATCACAAGACAAAAGTTTTAAAGATGAGATATTATTAATTTGGCTCGTAGGAATGTTAACTACTGGGTTTTTTGAAAGCACAAGAGATAATTTTAGAGCATGGGTAGAGATCATAAATGATCTGCCAGATAGTGTATGGTATTTATTAATTATCGTATTTACTGCAACATTTTCTACTAAAATGACAGATAAGGTTTTAAATCGAAACAAAAAGAAGTAATATATCCTAATGGATATAGACGCAAAAATTATAGAAGTAGAATTTAGATTAGAAACATCTCACAATCCATATGGACATTTTGTAAATTTTAGATTTATAGATGTTGTTCCAAACAAAACTAAACTATGGCGAATGTTAGCTGACATACAAAAGAATCCTGAAGTTGATCTTATAGATTATCACTATACAGAAACTCCCATCACATCTAAAACTAGCTTAAAGTATTTTGAAATAACTAGACATTAAATCTAGGGTGGAGAGAGAGAGCAAACCACCCATAGACCAAATTATTAACTCTCGCTAATAAC